CGGTCGAGAGGGGGAATGAATGCCGGGAGATGCTGAAACGGTGCGAGCTATGGCTATCCACCGCGCCTGAAGGTCGCAAGATGCAATTGGAATGCCAGCGCGTCTTATCTCTGCACAACAGATAAGTTCATCCGTCCCGATAGGGATCGGATGCAACGTAAGTTCGAAAATTCCAATCATGCCCGACACCGAAAAGACCGACGACGAATTGCTTGCCGCAATCGAAATTCTAAGCTCGCCAGCCTATCGCGGGTTGTCGAAATTTCACCGGGAAACCCTCGCCGAATACGAGCGGGAAGCCCGGCGTCGCGGCCTGAAAATTCCCTGAACTTTCCCCCAAACAAAATGATAACGAAAACCAGCAGAATAATCCCATTCAACCCCGCGTCCAATTTCGTCCCTGCGAAGGAAATCCAGCGGAGGCTTGAGGCCGCGACCGGATACGATAAGCGCCGCGTCCGCGCATACGCTCATGACGAATCCATGAAGTGCATTGACCTAATCGTTTCTTGCCCGCGAGTCTCAATCAAAAAGGTCGAGCAATTCGCGAAGTCATTCAGGACTGACGAGTCAGGCCAGATCGTTGACGTTGTGACAACCAAATACGTTGACGATTCCGACTCGCTCCGGTTCGCTGGCGAGGCTTACGAAATTGTCATGGCGCTGACTCAGCCCGGCCAGTGTCGAACCGCCAGCAACGGCGCTACGGTGAATTGCATCGGCCCTGATTTCGTGGTTTCGCGAGACGGCGAAAATCCTCGATACGGCGGCGACAGGGAAACGAATCTTTCAAATCGGTGCCGGACACTTGCTCTCACAATTGCCAGATCGTAAACCGAACGTCTAACGTATGCCACCGATGCTAGCCGCGCTTACGCTTACTCCCTGCCTTGACGGCCAACCGGCTAGTATCGGTTGGCATCACGGTCTTGTTGTGCTTCTTCGATTCGCGGACGATGACGGCAAGGAAAAGCTCTTGCTGCCACCCAGGCGGCTTGCGGGAGCCATCAAGCCAAGCATAAGCAGTCTGACGTGGACAACCCAAAGCGGCAACGATCTCAGCGGCGGAAAACTCGGTAAGCGATTCAGCGAAGGTCATGGGCGAATCCTACCACTGAAAAAAAAGAACGCAATGCGTAAAATAATCCTTGCAATTAGTCCGCAATGCGGACAATCTCAACGCATGTCCAACACCAACCAAATCACCGCCCCCGAGTTCGCCAAGTCCCACACCACCGATGCCGATTGGGTCGTTGCAATGGGAGACAAGAAAATCACCGCGTGGAAGCAAGGCGACAAAGTCACCTCAAGCGGATACGCCGGAACAATCGTCCGCCACTATCACAACGGCATGTTTGAAGTCCGCCTCCCCGGTGGCGTCGCATGCGTTGGACACACCGACATTCAAGCGGCATGAAAAAGAAAATCGGCCCATGCCTCCGCTGCGAAGGTCGCGGGGAGGTGGTCAAATCAGTGACCCGCGAAGGGGAATGGATGACTCAATGCCCCGAATGTCTTGGGGTAGGGGTATTCCATCCAGACGCCGAATGCGCATTCGAGAACGCGGACGGAACGTGCGAGCGCGAAAGGCTCCGAGCTGGGCGTTGCGTCTGTCGCGATCCTCGGCAGAACAGTCCTATCCATCCGCCGCGATAGCGGTCGGATGCGATGAAAGTTCGGTTTGCCCAATCTAACTACACGGGATTGCCCGTCTAACGCTTGCCTGGTTTGCTCGCTCCTCGATCCCGGACGCGGGCCGCGTTCCATTGGCGGAATCCTTCCGACAGCGACGCATCCACGACAATCCGCGGACACGCGGACCGCTCGCATCCGATCACCCGGCATCCCGGCTCGTAGGAATGGCCGGGCTTGTCGCCGCAGTGGTGGCAGGAAACCGCGTCCCTGGTCAACGTGAGGATGGCCAGTTGCGTTTCAAGCTCGATGTCACGCGGCCCGATCATTCCCGAGTAGCCTGGAAGTGCATCGCGTCGTATCCCCAAAACGCACCGGCTGAAATCCAGCCTTCACGGGCGAACGCTGCCATGATCTCAAGCGGCATGTCCGCATTCAGCGGCCAAGTGTCGCGGAAAGTATTGTCGTCGGCGTCGAGGTCGATTGCAGCGCCGTAAGCGTGCAAGGAATAGGTCGAGCCTCCGCGCTTCATGCGGAAATTGAAGCATCCGCCGTAATCTTCGGCTTCCTCGATAATGCCACGGCTTTGACCGTAGCTCTTGCCGATTGAAGTCAGCACGCGCAAGAGCGAATCCGCGCATTTACGGTGAACGCGAGTCGAGCGGACAAGCTTCCCGTCGTAATACATGGGGAACGGGAACGTGATCGTGACAAGATTCGATTCGTCTCCCGGCTCGCCGTAGAACTCGCGCAAGCTTGCCTGATCCGATTCAGGCCACGGCGACGGCGACGGCATGAGGCCGCGAAGATAATTGCGGCAAGCCTCGTTTGAGCGCGGCCCCCATTTGCCATCGGGCACGGTTCCGACCGTGCGTTGCATCGAAATGATTTCTTCCTGTTTCATGATTTCTGGCGATTGAGGAAATTGATTCAGTGGTTTTTCCAAACGCAACCGTCCGCGCCGCAACCTTTCGACATGCGTTCCACGTCGTCTTGCAACGCCTTGATCGTGGAATTTTGCGACTCAATGATTTTGTCTTGAGCGTCGATCCGCGATTTCACAAAACTCCACATGATGCCTGCAAGGGCGGCGATGACACCGCCAAGCGAAATGATTGTTGAAAGAATCCACGAAAGGGGAACTTGAACGTCCATGGTTGTTTTTGATTAGATTGGCTTTGCGAATTTCGCGGCGATGACAGGACCGAAGCGAAGAATCAAATAGAGCAACACGCCGACAATCGCGGTGATTGCAATCGTCCAAAACGTTTTCTTGACCAGACGGCCCGCCGCCGCGTCTTCCGATTGTTTGACGACTTCGGTTTTCAGCGCCTCGACGCCCTTGTCATGGGTGATCGCGGTTGCTTCTAATTCGGCCAAGGCCGTTTTTGATTCCTCCGCTTGCGAACTTGCCACTTCGGCGACAGCCGACACTTCCTCGATACTCTTTTCATGCGTCGAGGTTTTGACCGACAGGCCGTTTACCATCATCCAAAGCGCGTCAAATTCGCCCGGCGCAATCCCGCTGTCGAGCTTCCGGAGCCGGTCAACCTCGACCGTCGCGGCCATGACTTCGCGGGTGATCTCTTGCGCTTCCGTCCGCGCCTCCGCAACGCTCGTTTTGACACGCACGGCGGACGCTGCCGCCGTCGATGCCGTCGCCCTGGCACGGATGACGGCGGGCGCGATTGGCTCGACAATGACGGCCTTTGGAGCGCATGCCGATAGAGTAAAGATTAGAGCCGTAAACAAATGGAAGGATTTCATACGCTTGTTTTCAGATTTGCCAAATATCAATTTGATACACGATAAGCGAAGTGTCGAGCGTATCGGCGGCGTCAGTGCCAAGCCGCTGAAGCATAAACACTCTCGATTCGTCCGCACTGTATGCCCTTATTACTACATCAATATCAAATGTAATTCGCGTGCTGTTGCTTGCTCCTGAAAAATTTCGTGTCACAGTCACCGAGTTAAGATCAGCAAGAGCTGACGCTGATTCCCCAATCGCGGAAGCGATATACCTTGACCGTTGCTGAATGACGAAGCCGGTAAGGCTGGCTGTCCCGCCAGCCCTTGCCGCATGAACCCGCAACCTTACATTGGTAGATGTCCAATGTCTCGGGATCGGGACGACGATTAAATCGGATTGCGCGTCACGCAATATTACCCCGCGTTGCCAATAATTTGCCGGATTTTGCCCAGTATAGACGCCACCGTTAAAAACTCCGATGCTCGCGAGTTCGCTCCCGTAGTATGTTTTTGTCTCCGGTCCCTGCGGACCTTCCGGTCCCTGCGGACCTTCCGGTCCCTGCGGACCTTCCGGTCCCTGCGGACCTTCCGGTCCCTGCGGACCCGGAGACGGCAAAACAACAACCCCGCTTGCGAGAGGTGCCGGAAAAATAACTTCTGCTGAATCTATCATGGGTATTGTGTGATTGGCGTTTCAACGGTGATTTCGCCATAGACGAACGGCGGCAGTTTCTTCCCGCTTGGATCAATCAGGATCAAATCCCACTTGAGAAGATTTTCAGCGATATCCGCAGTGGTTTCCCATGGAATTTCAGGGAGCGTGATAATTCCCGCCGCGTCGTCGGCTTCGATGGCCGGAGAAAGATCAAGCGCAAGTTCGCTATCGTTATTTTTGCGAGCCTCCGCTTTTGCCGAGTAGCCTGCAAGGGGAACGGCAGCGCCGTTTGCATCCTTGCACAAGATTTGATACGGCCCGAATGTCGTTCCGCGCTTGATGGTTAGATTGACGATGTAGCTCATAATCGTGAAAATCAGAAAGTTGATAGGGCGACGCGTTTCCATGTTGCCGAATCCTGAATATACAAATACCCGCCTGAAACGCGAATGAATGGAGGTGATTCAGTGGCCGCCACGGGCGCGACACCAGAGGTTGTATTCGTTGAACTTGGACCCGGAAGCGGAGCGGGGACACCAGCGCCGCCAACCCAAGCGATGTTCAATGTAGCGTCATTTTCCGCCGCGACGTTTGCAGTCAAGACAACGTAAGCGCCAGAGCCACCTATTGAAAAATGACTGCTAATTGCGCTTGTCGCTGAAAGAGTAGCTCGTATTGCTGCTGCAACAGATACTCCGGTTGTTAATCCGGTCACATTTACCGGAACAGTCAAAGGCGATCCAGCAACTAATGCGGACATGATGACGACATTCAAATTTCCAGAGCATGTAAGAGGATCGGCGTATGTGACAACGGAAGTCGTTTCTACCTGATTTACTCCGATGACTTCATTGACTGGTGCTGAATTTCCCGGAGTTATCAGATTTATTACCGATGGGAACGGCGGGACGGTTGCCGGATCGTTGCCGATAACGTCGTCAATGACCGTGCAATCGGTTTGCAAGACCGTCCATGTCGTATCGTCGGCGATGTCGTAAAGCTCGACCTCAAGTTTCGCCGTCGCTTGTGAGGCGCCGTTCAAAAGCTCGATCATCGCCGCCGTGTTCGTGTTGAGGATTCCGGCCCGGCCCTTCGGAACGACAAGGCCGGTCATGTCGATTGTCATCGCGCCGATGTCACCTAACGAAACGTCAAAATTGAGCGTGAACGATGGCCAGTCACCGGAAACGATGACTTTGCCAGCGCCAACCGTGGAAAGCAATTCGAGAGCGGCCTGCAAGGTCGAGGCGTCGGCGTCCCACGGAATGCCTAACGTTTGCTCGCCGCCGATTTCGAGCGTGTAAAAACCAGAATAGGGCAAGACCGAAAAACCAAACGAGAGAATCGCGCCGACAGATCCGGAGCCGGTGCGGACCTCGACAATCTCGGAAGCCGCAACCGGGAAGTCGTCGGACAACTCCGCGTAAGCCGCTGGAAGGACTTCAAGCCGAGCAACGACAATCTCGCGAGTCGATCCGTCACCCTCAACCGAAACGTGAATCTCGACGCCCGCAGACGGATAGATTGCCGCCGCGTCCGCAGTGATGGCCGTCCGAGTGCCCGCCGTGTTGAACACGATCCGGAACGCTCCGGTTGTCGCCCTGGTAACGACAACGCCGCCCGCCGCCGTGATCGACGCAAGGGCATTCAGCGCCGTCTGGATGGCCGCGCCGTCCGCGTTGTAAGCAATCGCCGCAGTCGTATTGCCGCCATACGACAACGTAAACGTTCCGCTCGACGCCGCGCCCGCTGGATTGCCGATTGCAATCCGGACTGTTTTCCCGGTTAGATCGACTTCCGACCATGGATTCACGGAATTGTTGCCATTGCTTTTCAGCGGACGGAACGAAATCGGAATCGAATCGCCGAAAACGAATCGCGGAAGCGTCGCTTGCAATGTCGAGAGGAAGCTTTGCACAAGCCGCCCCTGGTCAAGATCGGCGAAAAGAGAGAGTTCACGGGTTGCCATAATTTTCGGAAAGGTTGATTTTTAACGCCTGGTTGTCAATTCGGAATCAGGGAAGCCATGGAATCCGCCATTGCCGCAAATGTCCGTCATGCTCCGGATCGTCGGCGTGCCCGGTAGCGACAAGGACGTGCCCGCCGCTTTCCTTGTCCCTGATAACGTGATCGCATGGACAGTGAGGAATGCACGCGATTTTCAAGCCCGCTGGATACCATCGCCGGAAGTTGATGAACAAATCTTCCGTTCCCTTGCCGTCGTAACCCGTGAAGTCGCACAAGGCCAGCGCCCGGCGATTCATCATTGTGCATCCGAAACCGATCCAATCGACCGGAACAACGGACCCGCGACCGATTGCGGGATACGCGAAGTCAAACCAGCCGCGTTGACGCCAGCGTTTGCCGTTGCACGCAAAAACGTTTTCTTTCGGCGGAACGGATCGAATCTTCCTTTCGATCTCTTGAAGCTCGTCACGGGCTTTCTGCTTTTGCTTTTCCGTGCCCTTGCCCGCCAACTTTTGAAGAGACTCCCGCTTTTTCGTTAGTTCCTCCGGAACGTCTTTTTCATCCTCGTAAAAATCGGGCAAGATCGGGTTTTGCGGAGTGCCTCGCCCGCCAAGGAACGCGCCGCCGCCCTGCGATGGATACGGGCAAAACGTCACCGAATAAAACCCGCCGTCGAATTGGATCATATCAATCATGCTCCGGATCGCATTGGATGGCGGCAGCACGTCGGAATCAAGAGCAAGGCAAAGGTCCGCGCCCCATCCGATAGCGAAAGAGCTTGCGGCCTGTCGCATGGACGCAATCAGAAGTTGCGCCGCTTCCTTGTAATTCTCGCCGCCCTTCCTGTCGGTTAGAATGGTCTTGACCGATATCCCCGCCGACCCGTAAACGGCCTTTGCCGATTCAACTTCGGCCTCGTCATCGGTGACGAAAACAAAGACAAGATCGGTGATCCTCGATTCAAGCGACAGCCCGGCGATGATCCGTTGCGCTTGAGCTTTCAAGGCGACGCCGTAACCGGATGTCGCGGCGGTATAGATGCAAAGTTTCATGGAGTTCTAACGTGTGGAGTTGATGAAAAGTAAAAAGGAATTTCGCCCGCTCCAGTCCAGTTCGCGGTGAAGATCGGTTCAATCTGAAAAACGATTCCCTTGCTTCCTGGAACGGTGAAAGAAACGGTGCCGTTGCTGCCGCTGGTCGAGAACGACGCCGACGCCGTCGATTGCCCGGCGCTGTATTCCGTCCATTGAGCGAATCCGGAGCGGGCAAACACCGTGTAAGGATGGCCAAGGTTGTTGTCTCCGACCGCATAACCGCCGATGAGTTGAAACGACTCTTCCGAGTGAATCGAAAGGTTGTCTTCGCTGAAAAATGTTCCGCCGATGGCCGAGACGCCTGCAAGGGTGTAGGTTGCGAGCCGACTTGTCACCTGCGAGGCCGTTCCGCTCGATGTCGTCGCCGTGGTGGTGCTTGTCCACGTCACCGCTACACTTGCCGTGCCGATTGACGAAAGGCCCGTCACGTAGCTTGCACGCGCCGCGCCGGGCATGTCGAAAGTCAACGCCGGATCGACCGGATACAACGTGACGCCTGGATAAGCCGAGACGGTTGGAAGCGGCCCGAATTGGAACGACTGGCCAGAGAACGCGGACCCGGACAAAAGCCCGGCCTCTACCGTGAACTTGACCGCCAGCGTCGAGGCGTCGAACGCGCCGCCGAATCCGGCGTAACCGTAGGGCAAGACCGAAAACCGCGCCTTGTCCATGCTTTCCCAGATCCCGCCCGTGAATTGATAGTGATCCCATCCGTCCGGCGTTGTCCGGAGTTGCGGCAAGGCCCGGTATTTCGTGAAGTTCGTCACGTTGATTGCCTCATGGACGCTCGACGTTTCGCCATTCGCGCCGCCGGCAAGCGAGTAGCTTGAAACCGTCGTGAAGTTCCGCGCTTCCTGGTTGAAATGCGAATCGTAAAGGCTTTGTGAAGTCGTCGTCGCGAAGCTGTAAACCCGCGTCGTCGCCGTGGAAACTTTCCCGAGGAAAAAGTAACTCGTATCGGTTCCGACCATGTATGACGAATACGAGTTGATTAGAGCCGCGTCCGTCGTCGTTGACCGCAAGACGATGTCCATTGACGTTGTGGTCGAGTGCCACAAGGCAAGCCGCGTTTCGCTGAATGACGAGCTTGCGAAATGAGCCGTTTCCGTGGTCGAGGTCAAAGAAATGTTAGACGAATCGTATCCGGTGACTTGGATCGAATGGGTGAAGATCGTTGACGAGTAAGTTTCAGTTCCCGCCGTCCATGTGGAAAGCGATGTTCCAACGTCGCCAATTGAAAACGTGTAATTGACGGTCGAGGTATTGGACGCGGCCAAGCTGATTCCGGTTGTCGCCGCCGTGCCGGTTGCCGTGCCAGTGCCGGTGACAATCGTTGTCGTGCATGTCTCGTATTCGCTCCATGCCGCGCCGCCCTTGGAATAGACCATGACCGTTGCGCCCGTCGAGGCCGTGCCCGTCGCCGTGCCCGTGCCGGTGATTGTCGAGGTTGTTGAAGTGACCGTATCTTGACTGAATGCAATCTCACTGATCGCAATCGAATTGGTCCGATACTTTTCGTAATCGGACAACGTCACCGTCGCCGCCCCGGTCGAGGCGAAAAGATCGGTGAACCTGCCGACCGTCGAGGCCGTATCGCCAAGAGCGGAAAGCGTGAAGTGCCAGAGCATGTCGCCAAGGTTGAAATCATTCTCGCCGCGCCCGCCGTGCATGAGCAACACGGTGTCGATCTTTTGCGCGTAGGCGTGCCCGGTGACGGTTTCATTCGTGACAGGCACGGTGAACGTTCCGCTTTCGGAAGTGTTGGACGTGGTAACGGTCGATGCGTGAACCGTTGTCCTGTCGCCCGCATAGGTGACGGGCGTTGTGATCGTGTCCGTCGTGTCCGTGGTGTTTTCGGTGACTCCATGCGTTAGAGTCCATGACGAGCTAGACGTTTCGCTTTGCGTCGAGTTCGTTGAAACCGTGAAGGAATCGCTAACCGTGGTCCACGCCGTTGGATTTTCCCAAGTGAATCCGGTTGCCGTATTGGTCGAGACTGTTTTTGTTGTCCACTCGTCAACAGTTTGCTCGAAACTCGCAATGAAGGTTGATGCTCCGTTGCCGGTAAACGTTTCGCTGTATTGCGTCGTCGTCGTGCTGGTCGTATTTACCGGAGTGACAACGCCGTCGATTGTCTCGCCCGTTGCTCTCGCGAAGGACGCAAGCGATGACGTGTTGTCAGTGATGGACTTCGTTGTTTTGTGATCGAGTGACTGATAGTGTTCCGACTCCGTGTAATTGTGGGTAATCGTGATCGTTGTCGCTGGCGGCCCCGGACTGAATTCGGTTTGCGTGGATGGCGTGAAATTTTGCTCGCGGACGCTTGAGTAATCGCGGCTTTCGGTGAACTCGCGCCCGTAACTGCTTGGAGAGAACGTGTCTTGAGTGATGTTCAACGAGCTATCAGAATTCGTGTAATTCGTGGTGCCAGAAAACCCATCGGTGCCGGTCCCTCCGATGCTTGAAGATGCCGTTGAACTTCCTGTCTGGCATTCGGTAATCGAAATCATGGACGTGCCTTGCCTCCAAGTGTCTGGAGCCGTGCCGCCATTGTTTTGGATGTAAGTCCATTCGTCCATGTCAAGATTGTGTCCAACGCCACCAGCGCGAAAACGGCTCGCCTCCCACGGCGGGAGCGGTTTTCGTTTCCTTGAAAATCTCAGTCGCGATCATATCGAGATTCACAGCGACGATCATTTTTCCCGTCTGCTTTCCGACAGCGCCAAGCACAATCTTGAACTCGACCGGAGGCGTGTCCTTGGCAATGGAATCCTCAGTTGGCGCGGCAGTGTCGAGGCTGATCGTCACGCCGGTTACTTTTCCGGATTCAGTCGTCACCGTGATGACGACGAATTTCAACGAATCGTCGGAAGGAAGCGTAAACTTGTCGTTCCAGTTTCCAGCCGGAACATTATTGACCGTCCCGAGGTTGAATCGGCACTTGTAAACCGGAGCCTCCGGAGTTCCTTCGGTGAAGAAAGACGGCCTCCAAGGGACGTAGGTTGACGAGCCGCCGCGCTTGGCTTTCCGTGGAGGCGTGATGACCGTACCGCCGAAAAAGTGATTGATTCCGCCGCCAGCGATTCCCGGCGTCCGCCGCTCGATAGCCGCAAGCAAGCGCGGATCTCCCGGCGTGCCGAGGTCCGGGAATGCGTTTGCTTTTCGGTGCCGTTCCATCACTTGTAAATCTTTGTCGAGAATCCGTTAGGACCGCTGCCAAGATATTGTTCCGTGCATTGGTAGAAACTCCCGATTTGACGATACGGGATGTCGAGCAAAAGGAAATTCTTCACGTCGGAAGGTTTGCGAAATCCTGGAATGCTGGCCTTGATCGACATGCGTTTCGTGAGACTCGGAACGCTCGATTGCCAGTATGTAAGCGACACCATCGTTGCCGGGACAAGGTAATGCGCCGCGCCGAAAAGATCCTTGATTGCCTGATCGTAAAACCCGAGGAATTCCCCCGTATCGTCGTCAAACTTCGCGCCGTTTTTCGGACTCGCTTTCGTGCCTGCGAATTCCTCAAACAACGGATGCGTCTCGATTGGTTCCTTGTCCGTGTTCGGCGTGTAAGCAAGAACCGGCTCCGTCTTTTTTGAAATCAACCCGAAGTAGGAAGCCACAAGTTGAACCTTGCGGAGCGGCAAATACGTGATGTCGCGGTTATACATTTCGCATCTCGACTCGCGAGGATGCGGCGCTTTCATTCGCGGAAGATTCGCGAAATGATCCATGTCCGTTAGAAACGTGACGTTTCCTTCAATCGTTCCGTCGTTCTTTTCGGTCAAAGAATAATTCGGCTGGATGACGACGCCGTCCGCGTAATGTTCGGTGGCGTTTCCATGTTTCTTGATATTGGAGCTTGCCATTTCGTTAGATTGGTTCCGGTGGTTTCGATCCTTCCGAGCCTCCCGCCGTGTTGGCGGCGATTTGAGCCAGCAAATCGACCATGCGGCGCTGTTGATCGTTGTCCATGAGGCGAGCGCCGCCGCCGCCGCCAATGTCCGCCAGCGAGCTTGTCGCGATGGTTGGCACGGCCTTTTGCGCGTCGGCGAGCTTCTTTTGCAAGTCGTCATTCAGGCCGCGTGTGATGTCGTCAATTTCCCCGGTCAATTGCTTGGCCTTGTTGGAAAATTCGAGACTCGATTTCGTGTCGCCGCGTGATTTCGCGTCGCCGGAATCCTTGATTGCCTGGGCACGTTCTTTTTTGAGGAACTCGCGCTTTTCCCGATCATCCATCCCGGCAAGCTTGTTTGTCCGGTCGATCTCCGCGCCCTTCTCGGTCAACGTCTTGATCTCTTCCGCCGATTTCTTCCGCTTGTCGTCAAGTTCCTTGTCGTTCGTGGCTTGCTCTTCACGGTATCCGGCAATCTCTTTCTCGACTTCCAATTGCTTTTTCCGAGCCTCAAGAGCTTTCGTTTCATCCTCGCCGAATAGAGCGTCGGCAGCGAGTTCGGCCCGGCGCTTTTCGGCGTCGAGGATCTTTTCAGTGAGAGACAAAGCGCGGATTCTCGCTTCCTCTTCAAGCTTGGCGATGTCCTCGCCTAACTTCTTTTTCTCCTTTTCGGTTTCGAGTTGTTCTTTGGCGCTTTGCGCGGCAGCTTCCGCTTTTGCCTTGGCCTCGTCTTTTCCATTTCCGCCGCCCTGAATGATCGAATCAAAACGTCTTTCAAGTTGAGCGTCGGCGATGTCGCCCGATCCGGTTGCCTTGTTCAAAAACCATTCAAGGTATGCGCCAGCGATTTTCAGGCCGTCGATAACGTTTCCGAGCCATGCGACGCTTTTCGACTTAAGCGCATCGTATGCGTCGCCAATCTTGGCCATTGTCTCGATTTGGGAATTCGTTGCAATAGTCGCCTCATCCAGCATTGCCGTAAGCTCTTCCGGACCTCCCGCAAGCATCGGAATGATTTCCGCGCCGCTCTTGCCGAGCAACTTCATGATCGCGGAAAGCGCCGCGCCCTTGTCCGCGCTGGCCTGGTATCCACGCGCAAGCTCGATCATTTGCCCTTCCGGCGACATGCCTGCAAGTTCGGCAAGGTTGACGTTCAAGGCCGCTGCCGCGTCCGCGAATCCGTCGCCGCCCTTTTCCGCTTCCGCAAGATTCTTCGTTAGAATCGTGAGAGCTTTCCCGACGACTTCCATGTCACCGCCTGAAAGCTTGCTCGCGTAGGAAAGCCGCTGGAAGCTTTCGGCGGACATGTCGAGGCGCTTTGATAGATCGTCAATCCGACCCGCCGCGTCGAGCGTCGCCGATACCCAAGCCGTGATTGCGCCCGCGCCGAATAGCCCGGCAAGCTGGCTTTTCGCCGACGCGGAAAATTGTTTCACGTCACTCCGCATTTCGTTCAACGAACGGCGGAAAGGCGAAGTGTCAGCGCCAAAAACCCATTTAAGCATGATGATCGGTTGTGTCAGGGATTAAGCCCTCATCTTCGGGAAAATCATCTTCAAGATCCCCGTCAAAAAGAAACCGGAGCGTCGATCCTTCGATTTCGGAAATCTCCGCGCTCATCCATTGCAAGCGACCTAACGACATGTTCCAAACGTCTTTTTCGGTCATGCCCGTTTTCATGACAACCGGGATGACAAGCGTTAGAACGTCCGGCCCGGTCAACTCCCTGGTTGCAGGCCCGCCCGAAACGATCTCCCAAAAACGCGGCCCGCTGGAATGACTCGTCATCCAGAGCGAAAACTTGACGATCTCGCGTTTGAAAAGTGCCGGATTGCGATCCATTCGGAGACGCCAGAAAAGATCGCGAAACGTCGGCTTGAGCTTGACCGGCGACCCGAAACGGTTGCGACAGGCCGCGACGGCGGCGAGCAAATCGGCGGGACGGTTGACGCCCTCCGGATTGATTAGCGGCGAGTCAATCGCACGCAACAAGAGGTAATGAAATGGAGAGAAATCATTTAGGACACGCCCGCAAACGCGGGCGCATCCTGGAAAGTAAGCGGTAAAAAAACGGTCATCCACGTTAAGCGAGCGTGATGTATTCCGATTTCTCCACGTCGTAAGTGATGATTACGAAATCACCGGCTTGCTCCGCACGTCCAACCTTGTTGATTTGATACTTCACGGCGTTGAACGTGATAACCGAAAACACGGTTTCCACGGTATAGCCGGAACGGATCTTGAGCGTGATCGTTCCAGTCGTGGTTAAGTCGTCGCGGGTATCCTCGATCTTGTTGCCAATCTCGTTGACGGTGACGAGCTTGTTTGCGTGTTCGCTTTCAAGGTTCGTGGAAATGACGGTTGCATTGACGATGACGCCAACGCCGCCAGTGATGCCGTGAAGGTGCGCGGTTCCTTTGGTTTGAGAGGCCATGATTTTTTACGAGTGAATGATTTCTAGTCGGCGGAAGGTATTCTTTTGAAATCCTGATTGTCAAGCATCCAATAATTCGCAAGTCACGTCAAAAACCAGATTTTCGACAAAGTCGGTTTCTTGCCTGTCGCTTGGATCGTCGGCGGGCGTGACGTAGTGGAAATGAATCTTCTTCACGGCGCGGTTGTCGGTCCCGACAGGCTTGTTGAGAGCGGCCTGCAAGGAGGGAAGGTCATCGGTCATTGCGAGTTCCAGCGCCCCGGCCCATGCGTCCAGATTCGCCCTGGTTGTGACCATGGAATCCGCCCGAAGCTCGAAACGCAAACGCACGATTCTAACGCCAACCTCAGTCGGCATGTCCGGATGCGGAGAAGAGTTTTCGGCGTAGATAATGAGCCAAGGCATGACCGCTTTTTCCTCCTTGTCATGGCCTGGATAGGCATTCAGGCCAGCGATATTCAGGACGCCGGGAAGCCATGAAGCGAAAGCCTTTTCAACTTTGATTTTTGTTTGCAAACTCATTTTAGTGATCTTGATGCAGCCCTCATTTTGCGATCCATCATGCGCTTGATAACCGACGTGACGGCCTTTTGCCGATGCTCGATTGCCCGAGCCTCGCCGTGTGCGTCAAGCGCGTTTTCGATATACCTAACGTCATTCGTGAGCGTGACAGCGAGCGTTTTCCCGTCTCCGGTTACGCTTCCAGTCCCCGGCGACTTTTGCCGCGTGGCAAACCCTGGAATGCCGCGAACGCCGCCAAGCTGCCGCGCCCCTGCCGCGAATCCGCCCTTGGCGAATCCTACCAGCTTGATTTCCTTCGTGCCGTATTTCACGGCGTTCTTGAAATCGACACAAATCAGCATTTCGCGAGGCTTTCTAACGAATCTTTGTTTTCGGTGAAGCTCGCCGCCGTCAAACATTCCGACCGAATAACGACGATCCGTTTTTCCATGCGTATTCAGGACGCTTGCCGCTTCGGAATACTTGCCGCTCTTCACAAGCCTTGAGAATTTCGCCGCAACTCCCGGCCCGGCCTTTGCGTCGTTTTTCAGCCAATCATACGCGCCGCCAACCGACCCGTAAGTCATGGACAAACGCATTAAAATCTTTACCTGTAATTCCTTCCCGGAAGAGGAAGTCTTTCCGACTGGCCGCGTGTTGAATGCCAGATCGGCGGCAAAGAGGCGCATTTGCGCGGGCAACACTTCGCGGACGGTCGATCCCGCCGCGTCGGCAAGTTTCTGAATGGATGAATCCAGTTCGGAAATATCCGAGAAACGTAATGTCACGTCGCCGTTGCTCATTCGTTGCGCCTTTCCGGTTCCACAAGAACAATCGTTATTGCGATCCGTCCTTTCCTGATCGAATTCGGCTCGCTCGAAATTTGCCAGCTTTCGGACCTCGCTAAAACGGTCATGCCCGATTTAAGCGCCCCCGTGTAAGCGTCGGCGGGAAACTTCACGACAAGCGTTCGCTCGTTATCCGTCGCCGCGATCCCGAGCGCGTTGCTCGATTCGGTTTCATCTTCAATCGCCTGGATCTTCGTTGACCCGATGGTGATTTCTTCCGATCCCATCGTTGCGAGGGATTTCTTGAACGCCGTTAGGAGGAAGGTTTGAACACTCATTTTCAGGATCTAAAGAAAACGGCCCGCCCTCTCAGAAAGGACGGGCCGCTTATGAATTCCAACAAACAACCCGGAGAAATTAGAACCTCACGGTGCCGGTTGCATTGACCGCCGCGCCCGTAGTGGTGGACGCGCCGAATGTGACCTTGAACCGGACGTAACGAGCGCAATCCGAAGGGAGGCGAACGCGCTTGAGGAAAGCGCCAACACCCGCCGCGCCCGCGCCCGTCAAAGTCTCAGACATAAGAGTCTGGCTGATGGCGGCGAAGTTGGAAGTTGTCGAGCTTTCCACGATGTAAGTCACCGTGCGAGTGTCCGGAACAATGGTTGTCGAAAGAGCGGGAACGCTCAATTCGAGTTCGATTCCTTCCGGTCGGAAGTTGTTTCCTGCCGCCGTTCCAAGATCAATCGCGGTTGAATTCGTTGAACTGGAAGCGGACGAAGGAAGGGCGAACGCGGCCGGATTTACGGCTTTGTCCTGAACGTTTCGTGCAAATTCGTTAGACATGATGATGATTCTTTCTGGTTTCCGTTATGTTAGGCGATTGGTTCGGTGTTGAGAATCGAATCGGTTGCCACGATTGGAATCCCCTCGTATTCGGTGGGCGTCGGAGCGTGGATTGATCCTCCTCCCTTTTCGCCGGTTTTGCCGGTGAGAGTCAGCGACGCGACAGCGGAACGGGATGTTTGCAGTTGAGTGCGCGAACGCTTGCTCATGAAGATCGCGTCCGGAGTAACGCCAGCCGGGAACAAATCAAGAGCGGCAGCAATCAGCGCGTCGGTCAAGCCCTTGCCGGAATCGGCGGTGAGATTCTTGATGCGGACGACGCTGTTTTTGCTGGCCTGTTGCAGGCCGATCCAAGATGCCAAATCAGCGACCTCTCCCGGCCCCTTATTTCCGTCAGCATCAGATAGCGACTCGACGCGGAACTCGGAAAGCTCCATCGTTCCATTTTTGCCCATGACAAGCGTCACGTCGCGAGGACCGAACTTCACGAAATACACGGACGATCCGGTGTCAGCGGTCGTTCCGGTAGCGTCCTTAATCATGCCGGAATCGACAAAACTAACCAAACCGGGAAAGCCGTTAGCGGAGCCGAGCGCGGTTTTTCCGTAGAAGATTTGTTTGCCAATCTTGCGAAGCGCGGCCTCCATGACGCCGGTTGCCTCATTCGCCTTGATGTCCTGAGCAGGGCCGTTTTCCGGCGCGTCAAGGACGGTTTTCCAAACCTCGATTCGGCCACCAAGGACAGAGCAATCGAAATGTTTGTTGTCGAACGTGGACTTGCTTCCGGGAATTCCCTGTGAAGCAGCGATGAAGTCAACGGTTGGCAAACCGGTGCGGACAAGCGTCTTGAAGCCGGTGCCGTCAACCGTGCGAACGGGAAACAGCGCCATTTCAGGAGCGGCGGAAATGGACTCTTCGACAAGTCCAACGACGGCGTCAGAGCCGTTGAGTTTTGCAACGTCAAGCAGTGTAATGTTAGGCATGGTGGTTTCTTTCTATTCGTGAGAGTGGATAATTATTTCTTGGCGAACGCAGCGGCGACACGGGCAAAGCCAGTCAGGCCGGAGATTTCAGATTTTCCTTTTTCGTCCTTGCTGGATTCAGGAAGCGGGTTTCCGCCAAGGCCAGCGAAGCGAGCGGCAGCGGCCTTTTCAACGTCGGCGTCAAAAGTGGCGAGCTTGCTGTTTGCGGTGGTAAGCGCGGTGTTTGCGGTGACAAGTGAAGCCTCCGATTCCTCAAGAGCCTTGGCCGCTTCGTCGCGTTCCGTGGTCATGGCGGAAATATCGGATTCAAGCTTCGTGATTTTATCGTCACGATCCTTGATCGTTGCTTCGTGAGCTTGCACGGTGGACTTCAAATCGGAATTCTCGGTTTCGAGTTTTCCAATTTCCTCTTTTGCCGAGGCGTTGGTATAAAACAGTTTCATAATTTAGCGCGTTGCGATTCGTGGTTAGCTTAACGTTTCTTTGATTTCAAGGAAAAAGGAATAAATTTCAAGGATCAATCTCCGGATCTTCCTCGTCATCCTCCGGATCGTCCGGAGGCATACAAAGGACAATGACGGCGTCCCGAGCTTCCGCCCTGGTTGCGATGGCGTCCGCCAATCCAAGTTCTAACGCCTTGTCGCCCGAATACCATCCGGCGCGGAAAACTTCCGGGTCTAGCATCGCGCCCGCATTCGTCCGCCCTTCGGTGACGTGATTGCGGAACGCCTCGCCAGCCGAATTGATCGACTCTTGCAGGAACTCCAATTGCGTTTCGTCCGGTTCCAAGTGGAACGTGCTTTTGAGGTCCGCGCCCTCACTGACAAGAGCCTTGAAAGTGATTCCCATGTCCGCCCAAAACTTGTCGCAATCGGCCCATGAAATGATTACGCCGATGTTGCCGATTGTGGCGGACGGCGACACGATGATTTGATTCATCCCGGAGACGAGCCAATACGCGGCGGAACATGCCATTCCAGCGCAAAAACCAGCGGTCGGAATGCCGAGCCCTGAAATCGCTTGCCCGGCCTCAATGACACCGGCAACCGTTCCGCCTGGAGAATCGACGTGATACATGACGCCTTTTGCGCCTTGCGCTTTCGCGTCTAACGATTCGACAATGATCGTGTTGTAACGCGTCGCAAGCCCGAGGTATTCGTAAATCGGCGGGCACTTGAAAAGCAACGCGCCCCGGATCTCGATATGAGCGACGCCGTCCGCGTCCATGTGCATCGGCTTGCGGAGCGTGTAGAATTGTTCCCAATACGAATCGGCCCGCTCTTCCGTTGCCGATTTTTCGGCAGCTTCCAGAGCGGAAAGAGCATAGTCTTGAACGGCGTCCGGTCGGATCATCCATTGATGCGAGCGGATACTTGAAAGCATCCGGAGTTGAGCCGTTGAGGCGTTGACGGTTTTCATGATTGTGCGGCGTTGTCGGGTGCTGAAACAAAGTTAGGATCGGGCATTTCATTAGGAGTGAGCATGTAGAACAAACGACGGTCGATCTCGATCCCGCGTTTCTCTTCCTCCGCAAGAATGCGCTCTTCGCGGTTGAAAACCTCGTCAATGCGCTCCATGTCGAAAGCCTCGATGTCGCCGCCGCCCTCTTCCGCAATGATGCCGGTGCGGTTGCGCAGACCGATCTTGTAATCTTCCCGGCGCTGTTGAGCGTCGCGGCCTGGATCAATCGAAAACTTGCGCGGCATGACGAATCCGAGTTTCCACCAATCGGCGGGATTTTTCGGACGCGGGAGAATCCCGATGTTCATTGCAACGGCGACGGCGTAACGGATCTCGAAAAGGGCCGGTGACTTGATAACGTCTTGTCGATCCTCGACGGATGCGCGGGCGCGTTCCTGGATGTTCCGGACAAGCGCGGAGTTGACGCCTTCCGACTTCCAAAAAAGCTCATAAGGCCAGTTGACGGCGGCAGCGTGAGTGCGAATGACGCGGTCTTGAAACCGATCCCACATGTCGCCCGGCGTGTTGTTCTCGACGGCTTCCAGCTTCCCGCCTGAATTGCTCCGGAAGTATTTAATCATTCCGCCTGCAAGGGATTCGACTGTCGGCGCTGCCGCTGTCGTCGCGGTTGCGTCACGTCCAACGGTAACGGACGGGTCCGTTAGATCCGGCCCGCCAGTTTCGTTGTATTCAACCAACGCGTAACTCGCCCGGATGTTCTGATTCATTTGCTCGCGTTCCGTCGCGGTCAACGATCCGTAAATCAACTTGATAGCCGCAGATCCGGACGGAATACCGCGAACCTGATCGTGCCAGCGAGGATCGAAAACGTGAATGCAACGATCCGCTTCAAGGTCAACGTCTTCGGCGGGAGTGTCGCCAAGAACTCGATATGCCATCGCCCGGTTGAACTTGTCCCGAATGACGCCGTGCGAAATCCGCAAGCCTTTATATTTCCCATCGGTAACGATGGTGTATCCGCTTTGCCCTTGCGACGTGACACCCGATTGACGCTGGCCAATCCGGTTGACGGAAATACGTTGTGTCAGCGGATACCCGCTCGTCGCTTTCGTTAGGTAAATCAGAAAGTCGCCGTCCCGGTCGATTGCGACGCTGTCGAGCCAAAGCCGGGTTTTGAAATCCCATGCCCGGCCTTTCACGTCGCAGTTGCCATACCATTGATTTTTCAACCAGTCGATTGCGAGCTTTCCCCATTCGCGATCCTCGCCCCAAAAATTCGGGTCCCATGCGCGGCCAATCGCGTTATCCGCCTTTTGCACCATCGGCGTTGACCACGGCCCGAAGTTTTCAAACAGGCGCCGCGATCCGGAAACAATAAATTGCCGGTCGAGGTCCGGAATCAGTTTCTCGAAATCCTCTTTGAAATTCCTTTGCGGAGGAATCCCGCGATCATTCCTGGAAGCCGCGCTTGCGAAATTTTGAGGCGTCGCGATGCTGGTTGGCGTCACTTCAAATTGGTTGCCGTATTGGTCGAGGATGGCCATGTTAAACGATTCTTCCGTAGGTGCGAGACGATGGAGTTAGCCCGGCGTCGAGGTATTGCAACGCCTTGTCGATTACCATGATCCATTCATGAGGCAGGATTTGTGACGCCCCCATAGCAATCGCGAAATTGATTCCGTTGCCACCTCCAGAAGAGATTTGAGCGCCTTTGTTTTCGGCAAGATCCGCAATCGTCGCGCTCTTCCAGTCTTGGAGTTGCTTTCGGTTTGACGCCGATTCAGCGCCATAACGAGTCAGCATTCCGACAAATTCCAGTGACGGCATTGCCATGATTCCGAGGATTAGGGAGCCTGCTTGATGATGTCGGAAACCGGGATGACGTAGGTTTCCCCGCCTTGCAGCGTGGCCTTGTCGCCGTCGATTTGCACAAGGTAAATCGGGCCGATCTCTTTGCCGTCCACTTTCGCGAAAACGTTAGTGCCAGCCTTGGGAGTGAATTCGGATTTTGTCGCCATGCGCGGAGCAAATCTTGATTGTCCGGAAAAGTCAACAAAAACGAACGCGAGCCGCAGAACCTCCGATGCAGGCGACGGAATACCGCGCCTGATCTTAGCTGTTCTGCTTTATTTTTCCTGCATGGTCAATCCTCGATCTCGATCCGAATCACTCCCCTGATCGTCTCCATGACAATTTGCATGACCTCGCAATCCCATTCGTGGTTGTCGTAATGGTCCTTGATCTTGCACCAGCGATACACGCCCGGCGAAATCTCGCGCTTGACCTCCGCTTTCATTTGCTCGCGATAGTCCTTCGACACGTCAACGGGAATCCCGAAGTGACCGTCCGGCAATCCCATTTGACCGACAAGCGCGTCTTTCGCCCGGAGGTTTGAAAACCGGATCGTCCGGAATCGGATTTGCGAACTCGTCGTTCCGTTCTGGTATTTCGAGAAGATTTTCCAAACGATTTTCGGGCGCTTTGAAGTGCCGATGTCGTATCGGTATCCCTTGGCCTGATCCTCGCCGATTAGTATCATCCACCATCCGGCAACGTCCGGCCCGCAGTGAAGCCGCACTTGCTTGACGACCTCGTCAATCTCATACCGACCGTCAATCGCAACGTCCGGATTCTCGACGCCGAATCGGTCTTGAAGCTCAAACAAGCCTTGCCACGTCGTCACCTTCCCTTCCCACAAAAGACGGCTTGCGCCTCCGATCTTGAACGCCCGGATGACAACCCAAAAGTGTCCCTTTTGAACGTCAATCGTCATGAACCGATAATGCTCGCCGTCCCACTTTTCCCCGTTGTGGAACGCCTGCTTTCCGTAAGCCTCGCCGCCAGTCGTTAGCGTCGGCGCGTCGCTAGGCTCTTCCCAAAATTGCCCGAGGTCTTTGTTGATGAATTGTTTCAGCGGTTCCAAGTTCCCGCGCTTGGCCTGGTCATTCGCGATAATCCAAAGCTTCATGACCGACGCCCAAGTTTTCGTCCATACCGCCATGAACGTCCAAGAGAACGTGACACGATCCGGGAAATGTTTGTTGCCGTTCCATACGGGTTTGCACTTCGACCATTTGCGCCGATTCTGATCCGTGTCCGCGAACTCTTCACCGCATGACGGACACTTGTAACGAATGCTCGCGAAGATCGCAGGCCAGTCGTAATCGCCGGACTCATCCCTAACGATTGTCCGCTTCAAGTTGTCCATGACAACCGGATTCCATTCCTTGCATTCCGGGCATTGATGGTGCCCGTCATGCCACTTGCCATTTTTGCAAAACTCGTGCCATTCGGTTCCCTCGTTTCCTCCCTGGGATTGCAAGAGCATCTTCCGATTCAGCCTGTCGTGATGGCGCCTGAGGAATTCACCGATCATCCCGTTGACCCACTTCCAGACCTCGTCACCGAAACAGTAACGCATGGATTTTTCTTGAGTGTTCGACTCGTTAGCGCCGCCCGTAAACATGGACATGTGACGGAAGATGATCGACGTTTTCTTTGCGTCGTTCCGATCCTTGCCGGAAGGAATGAAAATCTTTGTCCATGGCGATTTCCGAAGGACTTTCAAAAGCCGCGATTCCATCCAGTCTTTTACGAGCTTGTCGTTTTGCCCGAGCATGAGCAAGTCGCCCGGATCTTGCGCGATGGCGTAGGATGCGCAAACCTCGAAAATCGTTGTCTTGCCGAATCCGGTAACGGCGATGTTTGCAATTTCCTTGATGCGAGGATCTTTGAACGCGTTCAAAACGAACTCATGCGCCGGGACAACCGACAAGTCGTATTTCGCGCCATACTGCGAACCGGCCAAGTAAACGTTTCTTGTCGCCAATTCCGAAAGCGGCAACCGATCCGGAGGCTTGACCCCGGACAGGAAGCCGACTTTCCACGGCCTGCTTTCCTTTTCCTTTTCCGCGATCATTCCGTTTTCCCTTCCTCGCTTTCGGCGAGTTCCGTTAGGATTCCAAAAGAGTAATCTTCGCACTTGGCGACGGCGCCGGGATAGTCGAGGCCAACCAGCATTTGCGGAAGCTCCGCAGGAATTTTCAGGACAAGCGCCTTGATCGTTTGCCCGGTTGCCATGCCCTCGCGAATCTGACTTTCCTTCGTGACGTAGTGCCCTTGCTCGCGAAGTGATTTCAACACGTCGCGGACGCCAGCGATTTGCATTCGGATCGTCCGCGCCCCTTCATAGTCCCGAGCCTTGAGAAGCTTCCTTTGGAGTTGCTTCAATTCGTGCTCAATGTCGAGGTGATCCGTTGCCGGTGGTTCCGGTGGTTCATCGCCTGCAAGGGGCGGCGTGTTTTCTGGCGGCGCATCCTCGACAGCGGGTTTGCGTTTTCGCGGCGCCCGTTCCTGGTTGCGCAACTTCTTTTCCAGTGCAACCGGATCGTCCAACGGATACCCTTTCGACCTCCACACTTTCACGCATTTTTCCGTGACGACACGGTCAAGCGCAACCGTCAATCGGGCCGCAATCGCTCTTAATGATTTGTCGCTAGGCTTGCCCGCCATGATTCATTTCCGTGCCAATGGGATACCGATACGACATCGGCACTTCAAAGCGCCCGAAAATCGTTTGGAAAATCTTCTCGAAATACCA